GTGATCCGTGAGTTCTTGTTGATGGTTCTCAAGCCATGTCGAGACCGTAGTCAGCCTTCATTATGATGCCCATACCGGGGCATGACATCACATCACCAAATTTGGAATGCTTTAGCTGCCAAACAACTTCATCAAAGTCTGTTTTGTGCATCTGATATCTCATAATTAATTCTTCACTCGATACTCTACTGGAAGTGCCTGTCATAGTCGATAAGAAGTAGTTTGTGTAAATGGCAGTTTGGGATTTATATTTCCCTCTTAACACGTCTAACATCTCATGGTCGCCGCTGTGAATCAGGCCCGCCACTAGCCCACTGTCAAAAAGGTGAGCTCTGTTTTCCATTGTGTCGTGCTTACTTCCTGGTAAGTCACCGACGCACTGGCCGATCATCCTGAGTATTACCCCAAGGTTAAGGACGGACGTTAAGTTTCCATAAACGTCCATCACTGGGGAGTGCTTGAGAAATTGCAGTCCGTGATATGTGTCACAGATCTGCACTTCCACCAAAAAACCAACCATATATGCCGCTTGTTTAAGATACATTATAGCTTCTTCTTTGGTGACGATGGAGGGGAGAAGATTGGACAGCGTCACCGCTATCGCCCCCACCGCAAGGGTGTCCACGCCGGTTGTTAAAACACTACCGGAATATAAAACAGGTTGAATAGGCTTGACACAAAAGCTCTTCGTACTATCCTCAGGATCAGTAAGAAGAAGCTTCTGCTTACACTGTTTAACCAATTTTAATGCTTCTTTATATCGAGTGGTATCTCTAAATATCTCCGTAAAAAGACCAAATAGACCAGCTCCGACAGAGGAGTCACACGACACGAGGTCCGCATTAATCATCAAAAGACCATCACTGCATCGGAAGGAAAACATACTGTCGTCACTAAAGTCGTAACAACAGATTTGTTTCTCAGGATTCATTATCCCGGCAAATGCCTCCGTCAAAGATTCGACGGATGGTGTGGGATGGTATTTCAAAAATAAATTATGGCGTGTGTAAGGCTTCTCAAGCATGTGCTTAAAATAACCAGCTAGATATGAGCCTGAAATTGCGGATTCAGGTCCCATACTCACTATAGTCCGGGGGTTCTTACCTGGTTTCATAAACTCATCTTTCTTTACAAGTAGTTTGTAATTCTTGTTTTGTTCACAGGTCAATTCACCCTTATCCTGTATGCTGCGAGCTGCCTGCATACGTAGTTGCCGCTTCGGGTGGCGGAGTAAAGCACTCTTCCGTACTTCCTCAGGCTCAGTCCCAAAGTCCTCTATAGTTTTACGTATTTCCAGCTGCATCCACGCCTGCCACTGCAGGATGCATGGGCGCAGTACGCCCACCGACTGTTCCTTCTGTCGGGCCTGGTAATCTTCCAGTGTAAATTTGCATCCAAAGAGGCGGTACCCTCCTGAAAGCAAAGATGCTGCAGAATTACTATACATTTG